ATTGCTTTAAAGCACAATGAAGTACCAGCTAAAGTAAACCTTGAAACAGGGGAAATAATTACTTTAGAAGGATTAAAGAATGTTTTACCTGATGGTAAATCTATATCTACTCAACATAACTTTGCTAAAGTTAATAATTATGTTTTAAACAGATTGATTGACAGTAAATTAGAGGATATAGAAGTTAAAATACTAGCTAAAATGATTAGTCTTAGTTCTTTTGGCACTAATGCCTTACTTCCCTTTAATGATGAGAGTACCAATTTAGAGTTAGCAGAAGCTTTTAAGATAAGTAGAAATAGAGTAAATAAGAGTTTTAAGAAATTGTATGATTTAGGAGTATTTGCACATGTTAATATTGCAAGATCCGATGTTTCAGAGTTTTGGATTTTAAATCCTTATATTTCTTGGAAAGGTAAAATGATTGATGATTCTATATTTGTATTTTTTAAAAATACAGATGTTTATAGAATTTATTTGGAAGATCCTTCCCTACCTCAAAACTCAAGAATAAGAAGGAATATAGCTAACTAATTGATAACCAATTAAAGTGTGCACGATTTCGTGCAGAATTTGCACGATTTCGTGCAGACCTTATAAAACATACAATAACACAAAGAAAATAATTAGCCTGACTCTCAATGAGTTAGGCTTTTTATTTTAATATTCACTTGTATTTTAGCATTTTAATTGTTAGTTTTGCTAAATGTTGACAGTAAAAGTACCAAGGAACAAATTGTATCACACTTATTTAGAGTGGATAAACCCTATTCTTAAGTTGAGTAAGGGAGAGATGGATATTCTTAGTACCCTATTACAGTTGCAATATGCACATAAGTATTATCCTAAAGAGACGTTGAATGAGTTGTTATTCTCTGATCAAACTAAGGAGCATATCAGGAAAAGGTTAAAGATTAATAAAAGACTGTTTGATAAATTGTATAAGTCTTTGGAGGAAAAGGGTCTTATCAGTGAAGGTCAAATTAATCCTGCAATATGCAAGTACCCGCAAGACAATAGGTTGAAATTATTTATAGCCATAGAATGCGTCAAATAGATATAGAAGATCTGTTTAAAAATATAGCTGTAAAACATGGAGTACCTAAGTATCAAGTAGAGATGGTATACAGGTCTATGTTTGAGATGGTATATCAAACTATGAAAGCTGGTAAAATGGAGAATATTTTATTGCATAGATTTGGTAAATTCGTAGTACCTAAAGGTAAATTGTTTAGAAAAGACCCTGATTTGTATGAGCAAATTTATGGAGATAGTGATGGGTTGGAAGAACCTGTTGATCAAGGATAGTTTTGTAGAAGAAGTAGCTTTAGATAGATTGGAAGTTTGTGAAAAATGTGAATCTAATACTACTAATCCTGAAGTAACTATGTTCTCCAGATGTTCTATATGTCATTGTGTTTTAGAAGCTAAGTCACGTAATTTAGAATCTGATTGCCCCGCAAACAAATGGAAAAAACTAGAAAAAGTGGAAGTATAGTAGAGTTATCTTATGTGACTACTATATTAGGTCCTAATGATAAGGTGCTTAAACGTAAGGTTAGAGCTAAACTTACTTGTGATGTAGATGATATTAAGGTAGTAGATTATTGCTTTAATAATAAGGGAGAACTTGATCTTTCACAATGTAAGATTTATCATGAGCCGTTGGGCTGGATGATTATAGATGCACCTTATGAGAAGTTGCATGAATTAAAAATGACTGGAAATATAGCTGTAGCTGGTTTTCAGCAAAAGAAAGAAAGAAATAAAACAATTAAAAACTTCAATAAATATGGAAGAAACTACCAAATTGGCTCATGATTCAATGCGTCAATACTTTAAGGCTTATGAAGGGTTCATTCTTTGTGAGTATGTAGAAACAGTAAAATCTTCTGGAGGAGTATTTCTTGCTTCACCAGAAAAATCAATTGGACATCCTATTGTATCAGTTGGTCCTAAAGTAGAGGATTTGAAAGAAGGAGATTGGGTTGTACTTCAACCAAATACACAAATTAATACGTTTAATTTGTTTGAAAGAAAGTGGTTTTATGTAAGGACGTTTGATGTTATGTCTACTGTAGATCCTGTGTATTTGAAAGCAGATGAGGATTTTAAGAAGAATAAAGCAATTCAAACTAAGTCTAATCTACTTGTATCATAATGGCTATTCCAAATGTAAAAATTTCTGCTAAAAAGAAGCAGTCCCCTTTAGCAGGAACACTTGTTTCTAAATTACTTCTTGCTGCAGCACAAATACATGTGTTTCATTTAATAACTCCTTCATATGCTGCACATAAAGCATTGAATGAGTTGTATGATGCATTGCCAGATTTAGCTGATTCTTTGGCAGAATCTATGCAACAAGATGAAATTTTGTCAGGATACAATCAGAGTATTACTTTATCTGATTCATTAAATCCAGTTGCTTATATAACAGAATTGAGAGATTATGTAACTTCAATAAGAGCAGAAGTTTCTACTGAAAGTTATGTACAAAATCAAATTGATTCTATTATAGAAGTATTGAATAGTACACTTTATAAACTTAAAAAGTTATCATAATGGCTAAAAATTTAGTAAATAAGGATAAGTTCAAAGTTATTTTAGAATTGTATTCTAATAGTCAAATAACATTTGATCAAGCCTGTCTTTTATTGGAAGATAGTGTAGAAACAATTATTTGGTCTTATGCACCAATAGATAAAACAAGTTCATTTACATCAATTAATTCTAATGAGTATGGCGAAGACCAAACCAATGAAGCCTAGAAAAGGTACAAAATGCTAAAGGCTCAATGAGATGTCGTATAAAGGTAGTACCTTAGAATTTGGCTCTAAGTGTGGTAGTTCGAATCTATCCATCTCAACTAAATAATTTTAAAAATTAAAAATATGATTACTGAAAAGATTGAGACTTTATTAATTGAAGATTCTCCTGTAGTTTCTATAATAGATGCACTAGAAAACTATTATAAAACTACTGGTGAATTAGAAATTTATCTTGGTGCTATAGCATACAATATTTTAAAAGATAAATTTAAAGTAAAAAATGGAAATAATTTATATTATGATTTGACAATATTAAGTACCGATATGATATTTCCTATTAAATATACTTTTAGAGTATACTCACATGTAGTTCCAGAATTAATGCCAGAATTAAATTCTGATTTATTTGATGATAATTTTTTAATAGGATATTTAAAAAATGAATTAAAAAAATTAGATCAGGAAATTTTTGAACTTAATAATAAACTTAATGATAAAAATAAAATTTATTCAAATTTAAAAATAGAATTAGATAAATTAGAAGAAAATCTTCAAAAAGAATTATTAGAAAATAATAACTTTATAAGCTAATTAAAACTCTATGAAAGTAATTGAATCTTGGGATATTGATTCTAATTTTTGGGAAGCAAACATTCAGTTTAAAGCTATTGCAGCTTTTAAAAAACTGTTTGATGCTGACAAATCCAAGCATAAAGTGGATTCTTCACGGTTAATGTGGGGTTTATCCTACTTATTGGACTTTGACTCTAAGTTTAGGCAGTTGTCTGATAGTGAGAAAAAAGGTTTAATAGAATCAGATATTTTAAAGATTAAAGGATTTAATTGGTCTACAGTTCAAGAACAAATAGATGCTTGGAAATTATTTCAAACTGCTGCTCAAAAACAAATGTTAGAGTGGGAAAGATTTATGAATGAAAAAACCACTTATTTAAAAACATTGAAATATAGTGCAGAAACTGCTGATGAGATAGAAAAAAGGTTACTTTCTAATTCTAAACTATACGATGAGTATGATAAGATTATGGAAAGATTATCTCAAGAAGGAGAAGCTGGTAAAGTAATGGGTGGAGGAGTAGAATCTGCTTCAGAAAAAGGAGATATATAGTGTGGTTAGATAGAAATCTTTTTACTCAAAAAACTATACCCTCCTTAAATCCTTTAGGACTAGAATATCTTACCTATTGGAGAGAAGAAAAAAGGCGCATCATTGAGGGGTATTGGATAAATGGTGTGTGGTGTCCTCCACAATTATACCATTATTTAAACTTTGCTACTATTACATTAACTCAAGGTAAAACCAGAAGAAAGGAAAGACCTTGGGATTTTGATTATTTATGGGATTTAGCTTATTATTGGATTGAAGCTAGGGGATTATCAGGCTTTGAAAAAGTAGGAGATGTTAGTGATATACGAACATTTCTTAGAACAAGACAACCTGAACATGATTTAGGTAAACCTTTGTATAATAATGAAGCTAAAAATCTATTATTATTTGCAGGTAGGGGATTTGGTAAATCATTTTGGGCAGCTAATTGTGCTGCCCATGAGTTTACTACAGATGGTCAAAAAGAATATAAGATTGGTGAAAAACCAACTGAAGTTGCAGAAATTCTTTTATCTGCATATGCTACTCCATTCGTAAATGATTTAATTTCTAAAGTACAAGATATACTTGTAAACTATCCAGGTGGCATGGAAGTAAATGGTATATTTTATCCTCCTCCATTTGCTAAAACTATAAGTGGTTCTTGGGTATCTGGTAAAAAAGCAGAACATTATTACAAGAAAAAGGTAGGTGGAAAGTGGCAATGGTTTGGTACAAGAAGTTGTTTTAAACCTAGAGTATATAAAGATAATCACCAAGTTGGAGTAGGAGGACGTAACACTTTAAAAATTGGTGAAGAGATTGGTACATGGGATAATATTATAGAATCTCACTTCGCTGATGAAAATACTCAAAAGCTGAATAATCACAAGTTTGGTAGTACTTTATACATTGGTACAGGTGGAGACAATGCAGGTCAGGGTTCTCTATCTGTACAAAAGATGATGTATGATCCTGAAACATATGATTGTTTATGGATTGATGATAAGTGGGAAAACAGAGGTAAAATAGGTTTGTTCTTTCCAATTACATATACCAAATTAAATTATAAAGACAGCAACGGTTTAACTGATTGGGCTAGAGCAGAAGCTGGTGAGGAAAAAGAAAGAGAAAAAAAGAAACTTGCTAAAGATGCTTCTGCATATGATGAATATGTAGTATATAATCCATTAGTGCCTTCAGAAATTTTCTTATCTAAAAATAATAATCTATTTCCATTAAAAGATTTACAAGCTACTTTATCTTTAGTAGAGTCAGATCAAAAATTAAGAGATGCTGAGTATATTGGAGATTTGTTAATTACAACAGATGGTACAGTTGAATGGAAAAACAATCCTAAAAATAGACCTATATATGATTTTCCATTAAAAGCTCAAGCTAGTATAGAGGGATCAGTAATTATTTATGAACAGCCTATTTTAAATGATGAGGGAGAAATTCCTTGGGGTAGATATATTGCAGGAATTGACCCTTATGATCATGATAGTTCTAATACAGATTCATTAGGATCATGTATTGTAATGGATAGGCTTACTAATAGAATAGTTGCAGAATATACAGGTCGTCCAGAAACAGCACGGGAATATTATGAACAAGTAAGAAGGTTATTGATTTATTTTAATGCCTTGGCTCTTTACGAAAATGAGAAAAAAGGTATATTTGATTATTTTGAATCTCAAGGATCATTATATTTATTAGCTGAACAACCAAAACTTATTAAAGATGTTGTTCAACATTCTACTGTTCAACGTGGATATGGTATTCACATGACTACAGAGATAAAAAGATATGGAGAAGGTTTAGTAAATACTTGGTTAAGAGAGTCTAATAATGGAGAACTTCGTAATGTACATAAAATAAGGTGTATACCTTTGTTAAAGGAGCTTATATTATACAATGCAGATGGAAACTTCGATAGAGTAATGGCAATTTTATGTTGTATGTATTTAAAAGAAGAACTTCGTAAATTTGAAGTTAAAGAAGAACAAAAAGTTAAGTCTATTCTTGAATCAGATTTCTTTAAAAATGGACTTGTAAGAGATAGAAATGGTATTTATGCTATAGGTAAACAAGGATTTTTTTAATAATCTATTGTTTTATGAAATATAATTTGATTACTTTTGTAACTTTACCCACATTATAATGCAGATAATTAGACTAGATAAGGCGATAATGCCTCGCCAAAAAGTCACTCGTAATATTAAACTTACTAACGAGTGGAAATATCATTGTGTTGATGGGGTTATAGCTTCCACAAAATCAAGAGATTCTAATAGGCGTAGATCTGTAACTGAGAGAAAGAGAAACTATGATTTATTCAATAATAAGATAGATAGTACTCACTTTGAATATGTTACAAATCCCTTTAACTTAAACAAGGAAGGTAGTAATAAGTTTCAATTACCTGCTACATTACAACCTTATGATATTCTTTTTCCTATTTTTAATGTACTTTTAGGAGAAGAAGCTAAGAGATTTTTCAATCCTATTGTAGTTGTAACAAATGAGTCAGCTATTAATGAGAAGGAAGAAATGCGTAAACAAGCTGTTATGCAGCAACTTATGCAATTCCTTCAAATTGATCCAAATGATCCAGAAGCACCTAAACCAGAAGAGTTTTTAAAGCACATGCATTCATCTGTTAAAGATGAGCGTGAAATAATGGCTCAACATCTTCTGAGTTATTATAAAAGAAAAGAAAAGTTACCTGATATTTTTTCCAAAGGATTTAAAGATTGGCTTTTAGCAGGTGAAGAAATTTATACGGTAGATTCATACAATGGAGATTTATCTGTAAGACGTGTAAACCCATTACAAATTTGGTTTGTAGTACATGAGAATACAGAAGAGATTGATAATGCAGATAGAATTTTAGAAATTAACTACATGACTGTTCATGAAGTAATTGATGAATTCTATGAATACCTTACTCCAGAACAAATTGATGATTTGGAAGCATATTATCCAATGGGATTACCTGGGAATCAGGTTATTAATCCATTGACTATTAAAGAAGTAGAAACAATTTACCATTTTCAAAACCAAGAGAACTTTATTGATAGAATTCCTGTTTATAGAGTACGTTGGAAATCTTTTAGAAAAGTAGGTAATTGGTATTATATTGATCCTCAGACAGGTGAAGAAGTTTGTGAACTTGTAGATGAGATTTTTGAATGGGATAAAAAGGATAAAAACCAACGAGTAGAATGGTTCTGGATTAATGAATACTGGGAAGGTATACGTATTGGAGAAGATATGTATATTGATGATTTAATTCGTCCTAGAAAACATCAATACAGATCAATGGATAGTTTATCTGAATGTAAATCAGGTTACATTGGTAACATGTGTTCAGCAACTAACTCACAATCTACTTCATTGATGGATAGATTACTCCCTTGGGTATATTTGTATTTTATTATATGGTATGATACAGAATTAGCCCTTGCTACAAATATGGGTAAAATTGCATTACTTGATGTTTCTTTAATACCTGATGGTTGGGAAATGGAAAAGTGGATGTATTATGCACGTGCAATGCGCATTGGGTTTGTAAATTCTTTAAATGAAGGAAATAGAAAATTAGGACTTTCAGGACAAAATAATTCTCAACAAAATAGAGAATTGGATCTTGAAATGGGTAATTACATTCAGTTTAATATTACTTTATTACAAGAAATTGAAAGAAAAATTCAGAATACTGCTGGAGTACCTCCACAAAGACTCGGTGCAATATCCTCTCAGGAGTTGGTTGGAAATGTTGAAAAGTCTCTTGTACAATCTTCTTTAGTAACTGAAGATTTATTCAGAATACACAACGGTATTAAATTACGTGTTTGTGATGCAGTTATTGAAGTAGCTAAAGATCTTTATAAAGAAGGAAACAAAGCTTTACAATATGTTGGAGATGACATGATGACTATCATGTTTCAATTAGAACCTGAAAAATTCAATTCTGCAGATTATGGTACATTTGTATCTGATGCAATTAAAGATCAGGAAACATATGCTGCGTTTAAAGAACATGCTAAGTTTGCACTTCAAAATGATCAAATGGCATTTTATCAGTTAGCAGATATTTATTCTTCTGACTCTATTTCTGAAATTAAAATGTCGTTGAAGAAATATCATGATGAACAACAAAAGAATCAACAAGCTCAAGTACAAGCAGAACAAGAGTTAGAAGCACGTAAACTTGCTATGGAAGAACAACACTTCCAGCAAACACAAGAGCTTGACAAATATATTGCAGATACAAACAATCATGCAAAGATTACTGTTGCTGAAATAGGTGTATTCTCAAGACAAGATAATCTTGATTTAAATGGTAATGGAGTTGTTGATCCAGTAGAAATAGCAGACCAAGCTTTAAGAAGAGAAGAAAGCTTATCTAAAGCTTTCATTGAAAAAGTAAAAATGGAGCATGAAAGAGTTAAATCTTCTAAAGAACAGGCTTTAAAAGAAAGAGAGATTTCATCTAAAGAAAAAATTGAAAAAGAAAAACTACAAGTAGAACGTGAAAATATGAAAAATGATTTACAAGTAGCTAAAATAAACGCTTCAAACAGATCTAAAAATAAAAAATAATGAGTAAATTTGCTACAGGTTTAACATTTGTTGAACGAGTGTGGAGAAGAATAATGGATTTAACTTCTCGTGTAACGGCTATAGAAAATCAAGGAGGTCCAGGTGCTAACATTTATAATGCGGATGGAACTTTAGATGGTGATAGGACTGTAAGTTTAGATGCAAACGATTTAACTTTTCAAGGACCGGGTACTCTTTTTATAGATACTCCGCAGACATTTATTGGTCCAAATGTATCTACTTCTGCTACAACAGGCTTTGTTGCTGTAGGTGTAGATGATGTAAGAATAAGTGGTGGTAACACCAATCCTGTTTTAATTCAAGACGGGACTACTACATTATACTCTTTACCTAAAACTACTCCTACAGTAGGAGATCTTGTAAAATGTACTAGTGCTAACACATTAGAATTTTATAATGAGTGGGTTAAGATAACAATTAATCCTACTATTTTTGCTACTATACCTACTGCTTCTGGTGCGGCTACTATTTATAATTTTGATGCTGGTGAAATTTTAGAGCATTGTGTTTTTCAAATTAATAGTAAGGCTACTTTAAATACAGATGTTAATACTAATGCATGGATAGGGGCTTCAGATTATTATGGTGTACCTGATGCTTATGTAACAGGAGGTTTGTTTTTTGGTGCTGGTAGTTCAGCACTACCTCAATCTATTGGAATGGATATGGTAGCATTCGCTTATAACCAACCTGTAGCTCCAATGGATTTGGGAGCATGGACATTAAAAATTTTTGTGGATAATTCAACATCTGGTAATATTGATACTATAACAGATGGTGAATTAACCGTTTACATTAAAAAAGCTAAATTACCTGGATTTTAAACAATTAAACAATTTATAAAATGATAAAACTAATTTCAGAAAACAAATGGTACGTTTCAGTCGGACAAGGCTGGGGAAAGCGCGAGTATATAGTTGATGCTGCTGACAATTCAGTAAGTAAATCAACATTAACACAGGATCAGATAGATGCTCTTGAAGCATATCTTCCTGACGTTGCTGTAGTTGGAGTGGTTTACAACGCATACAATTTATGCGACACTCGCATAAGTAATAAAGACGAGCTTGGAGTGCTTGGTGCTTACATGGAACTCGTCAATATGGGTCAAATTGAAAATTTCTAATAAAGATTAGAGAATACAAATTAAACTTTAATTTAAAATGCAAGGACCAACAAGAATTTGGACAGATGTAGCTTTACCAGCTACTGTACCATCTACATTTAGTAAGACCAATGATGTATTATTTCTTAATAATGGAAATGCATATCAATGGATTAATAGTAAATGGACTCAAGTGTATCCTCCTTATGCGGGTATAGTCGGTCCTCAAGGCATTCAAGGTATTCAGGGAATACAAGGAGTTAAAGGTGATCCAGGACCAATTGGTCCAACTGGACCTCAAGGACCTGCAGGTTCAGGTGGAGGAAGTTTTAGTTCTACACGTGTTAAATTTGTAGCAAATGAGGTAGAATTTAAAGCTGCTTTAGCTGATAATAAAGTAACAAGTATTAATCTTATTGAAGATATATTACTTACATCTCCTGCAAATGTTTTAAAATCTTTTGATAATTCAGCTAGAATGTTGAATATCAATGGTAATGGATGTTCATTAAAAGATGGTAGTACAGCAGGATTACCTTATTTATTAGGACGTACTTTTACATCTCAAGCAGAGGCAGATTTAGCACAATCTTATGCTGTTAATATCAAACAGTTAGGGTTTATTGGTAAAGGTAGTGGAATAGGATTAGATTTAGGATCTACCTATAATTCAGTAATTGAACAATGTTCATTTACTAGTTTAAATACTGGAATATGGTTACGTTTTGCACTTATGACTGCAGTACGTAATTGTATGTTTACCAATAACTTAGCTTATGGTGCAGTATCTGATATGGGTAATTGGATAGGAGCATCTAATTCTAACTCTCAATCTAATCATACCAGATTTGAACAGTGTAGGGTATTTGCTGCAAATAATTCAAATGCAGGGTTTAAATTCTTTGCTGTATCTGGAAATAAAGTAGATCAGTGTATTGTTGAAGGAGGTCAGCTTATTAATGGAATAGAGTTTGATTCAAATGGTTCTCCAGTAGTTAAAGATTTTACTGTAGAACTCACACACATTGAAACTACTTGTACCAATGCTGGTATAAAAGCACGTCAAGATGATGGATATGTACATTTGGATAAGGTGTTTACACAATATCCAATGACTCTTATAGACATTACAGGATCATCTTATCCTCACATCTTGGTTGAAAATATTCCTTATTTACCAACAGGTACTAAATTTAAAACTAGTGGAAACAACATTGTGTGGTCATTCTTTAATATGCCCTCTGCATGGTCTGCTAAAAATACAGCAAATTGGATAAATGGTCTTAGTCCATACTATTATTCAAATGAGGTTTATAACCAATCTAGAATGATAGAAACCAATGGATTCTATGTAAATGGAATTAAAGTTGGAGGATAAAATATATTAGTGCTATAGGTCAGCTTTAAAATTTTAATAAATCTATTGTTTAATCTATAAGCTACCTATAATTTTGTAAATTACTTAACCGTGAAGAAGAACAAATTGTGAAGAAATAAAATGGAAACAGGAAGTAAAGTATTG